CTTGGAGAACGCTCCCTCGAGGACATCGGCGATTAGATCGATTGGAAATCGATCCGTCGCACTGGAGAGATCCACGGAGAAGAGGGTCACCCCTGGTCCCCAGGATCGCACCTTGTCCACAAAGGATCCCTGACTAAATGTCACATCTTGCGGGATGCGCCTAAGGAGATCGAAGAGTCAGAGGTGGAGACTTCGCAGAGCGGTCTGGGACCAATAGTCCCCGATCGCAATTGCGCGAGTCTTCCCCTCTTTGTCAGAGATCCCCGTCACCTTCCGGATCACGACCTTGCTCGCACATTTAAGTGCCTTGAGCTCGACGTGGTCCACAAGGTGTAGGGTCACAAACTGCAGAAGGGCCTCCATCTTACGACGGAGATCCTTGCCTCCAATTTCCCAAATGCTCTCGAGCAGGGACCCCGGAAGGGATTCTAGCTCGCTTAGAGCACTAAGGATGGCAGGACCCCCAGAAGGGCCTGCCTTGGAGGAGAAGTGACTCTTAGTTCAACGGGGTTCAGAGGTGGAGCGAACAATCCGGAGTTTCTTGAGTACCTTCCAAAAGGAGGGGACTCGGGAAACCCAGGAGTTCAGATCCGTCCGAGTAGACGGAGCGCGAATGCTCGTGGTATCGACCACAGCAGGGAGGTGAAAACCTCGGAGTGCGGTTAGTGCTGTGAGCACCATCCGGATAACCGGAGAGCTCTTTTGCAGGACTACCGCTGCTCCTCGATACCCGAACACTCGCCTCAGCCTCTGGGCGAGCCTGATCTCCTGGGGAGATCCTACAGGAGAGGCTAGGTACCGAAGGTACTCATACCTCACTTTCCGGATCCAACCGATCGAGGACTTAACACCTCGAGAAAGGAGGACCCGTTGGATCTTTCCCAGAAACCTGGAGTATCGCTGAAGGGGCCCCGCGGAGGGAATAAATTCCCGCCTTGCCCAGTCCATGATGGAAACCAGGATTCCTCATCGCTTCGAAAGAGAACGATTCCTGCGCCTGCACTGGCTAGCGCGGAAATCCTTCTTCTGACGGGCCGAGTGAAAACGGTTAGTCATGGTTAACGGGGGTAGGCTACCTTACCACTGACTCTTGTCAGGGGGAAGGGTATCCGACTACTTGGGGAGTTGCCGCCCCAAGTAGGAGAGGTTCCAGGGGACTATCTGACACACGCCCTACTAGGGGTGTTCAGGTAGTAGTCGGATTGGTTACCGCCACGCCTTACTAAGCTTGCTAGTAGGGAACGTGCCAGACTGTCCGGCCAGCCCTCTCTCCCAACAACAACACATGACCAACGTGCTGGGTTGGTACCTTCCGGGATAGTCCAAAGTTCGTCTGGTAAGACTGGGCCCAGGGTTACCTAGCAGTGTCTAGGCTCCAGTGGTCAGCTGGAGACCAAACAACCCCAGGGCCCAAGGACTTTTAGGTTCTGTTGAGTGGGGCTTTCGGCCACACTTAAAGGGTTCACCCGAGTTATGTCGGGGATAGCCCACCAGATTAGCTGTTGAGTAAAGCTTTCGGCTTCACTTAAAGGGTTCACTGAGTTATGTCAGGAGAGCCCACCAGCACCTAGAAGCCCAGGACCAGCCTTGCCAGCGAACTTTGGCG